GCTCCAGAAGTGTCCTCTAAAACAATATCGGTTGCACCTTGAATTAACAAATTGCCTGTGCCGTTATCTTTAATAACACTATTAGACCCATCATGATAAATCTGTAGGTCAGACCCAGCACCAAATGTAGCTTTAACATTATCGCCAAATGTTAGCGCATCTGCTGAAGCGTCCCATACAACCTGAGCTGTTGTTCCGGTGTCTTCGTAGAAAGAGATGTCTCCGTTAGATGAAATTATTAATCTCTCTACTGGTGTTGTAGATAATTCTGGCGTTGTACTAAACTCTAAATACATAGGAGCAGATGTTCCGCTCCACGCGCCATCAGAAATACCCCTTATTCTTGAGCCAGTCAGGTAGCTTGAGCTTCCATAAAATTGCCAGACAAGAGACTTTGAATACGTTCCAGCTCCAGTCGGAGTTGAATTACTTTTTAAGCTAACAGGGTCAGAGCTACCAATAAAAGAGGATTCACCGTCTATTTCAAGTCCATCTGCGTATACTGTGCCTGTAACATTTATGCCTGTGGAGGTTGTGGCTAGTTTGGCGGCGTTGTCGTAACGCAATGTAACTGCGCCAGAAGCGTTAAAGGTAGCAGCAGTTTTAGTGCCTGCGGAATTAGCAATATAAGTAAACGTATCTGCCCCAATGACAAGATCGCCAGTGCCAGCATCAGTAATATAACTTGCAGACCCGTTGTGATAAATCTGTAGATCAGACCCAGCACCGAAGATAGCCTTGTCATTATCACCAAAGGTCATGTCTCCAGAGGAAACAAAGCTAGTACCTGTAATAGATGTACCAGTTATAGCCGCAGCACTAGACCCACCGATAACAGCACCGTCAATGGTTCCACCATTAATATCTGTTGTGGTCAAAACGGAACTAGCAATAGTAACTACACCAGTAGAATCAGCAATAGAACCCGCTGAAGTACCGTCCTTAGCTTTAAGGTTGGTTACTTCCAAACTGGTAGTGTCTACAGTTGTAGAGTTTAATGTGGTGATGTTACCCGTGGTTGCCGTTGCTGTTGTAAACGTACCAGCAGCCGCACTAGAACCTCCAATGATCGCACCATCAACAGTACCGCCATTAATGTCAGCAGTGTCAGCAACCAAAGAATCAATATTGGCAGTACCATCAATGTAAAGATTGCGCCATTCTTTAGTAGACGAACCCAGGTCATAAGTGTCATCCGTGTTAGGAAGGATGTTTGAATCAACATCAGCGTTCAATGCAATAGAGTCGGTATCCGCATCACCAAAGGTTAAATTGCCTGAGATCGTGGCATTGCCTGTAACAGAAAGATTACCGCCTACAGTAACATTTCCACTAGCTGTAATAGCGCCTGTGGTTACTGAAGTGGGATTAGTACCCAATTCAATAATTGTTGCACCAGAATCTTCTGTAAATAATCTTTTGTCGGCGGTATTTACAGCAAGCTCACCCTGTACTAGGTCTGAAGACGTAGGAACTGCGGATGCGGTTGACGAAAACTTAGTAATGATTGTTGCCATCTATATCACCTTTTCTGTGATGCTTTAACAGCCCGTAGTCTTTTCTCTGCTTCCTTCTTGGTAGGAGAGTAGCCAGGCACTTTGTCTATTTTCCACCCTTTCTTGGTTTTGCGAATGGGCATTACCACTTCACCTTGTTGAAGCTACATTTTTGCACATTTCTATAAACTCCTTGTCGGGCATATTTCGTTTTGCTAAATTAACTTTAGCATCTACCCATTGAACATTTTCTTTAATATATCCTAATTTGCTATCTATTCTGTCTAAACTTGCATTTCCATTGTGGTTTATATCTATTTCTACGCCTGATAAAGCACATTTTCCAGTAAAGCTAAAAAACATTTCTTCTTCTGTGAGGGCAAAATATAAACCTCTTGCTTTTGCCCCGCGCTTAAATCTTTTGTAAAGCCTAGTCTTTGGGCTTATTTTTTGATTATTAACAAAACCTTTTGCTTTGCTTACGCAAGGTTTGCATTGCCAGTCAGATAGAGTGCTTTGCTTTGCATGATCTTTTCTAGTATAGGCTTGTTCTTTTCCGCATCCACTACAAGTGCTGCACCACTTGCCATCCTTTCGTTTGTAAACGCCCTCTACTTTCCCTCGAGCTTCTGTGTAATGTCTAGCGCAGTTTCTACAATTTCCACGCGCTAACATTCTTAAAGCACTGCATTTAGCAGAAAAAACTACTTCAGCCCCACAGACGCAAGTCGCCTTGAACCCATCTGTTATATTCTGTATACGCGAATCTTGAATTGGTCTCATACATAACTCCGTTACCACTTAACACGGCTACCAGTATAATCCATTTCGTCTTATCACTCCAGTATGCGGCTGACATCTTGCCCTTGGAAATGTTCTTGGCATGACGAGCCTTGAATGATTTGCGTCTTGCCTTCTCTGATTCTGTTTTAGGATTCTTGCCAGCACCTGATACGCCCTGCTGACCGAAGCGAATAGTCTTTACCTTGTCACCCTCTTTAGCCACGACCACGTGACTCTTTGTCGGGTGCTTAGGGGTTCTCTTGGGTTTGTTATAACCGGAGACACCTGCTCTTTCTAATCTTGGGTCTTTTTTCATAATAAGTGGTCAGGGGGCCGAAGCCCCCCAACCTATCCTAACTTATACTTAACTTATACGTCAGGTACACAGAGGATGAAGCCAGCCTCTGGACGGTGAGCCTGAACACCGTAAAGGGTGTCGGCAGTGTACAGAGTTGACAGGTACTCTTGCTTGTACTGAGTCTGAGAACGCACGTTCATCTGCTCAGCCAGGACAAGGGCATCCTTGTGGATAAGGAAAGCACCGCGAACATCAGCAGTACCAGTAGAGTTAGAGGTAGCATCCTCAATCAGCGGGCAGTTGGAAGAAACGTAAACGTCAATTCCGTATACTGAGCCAATCAGACCAGACTGGACAGTAGCGCCATCGCGGAAATCAGAAGATACATAACGCTCAGTACCCATGATTGCAGAACGCAGAGCAGGAGGAATAACAAACGCACGATCAGTCATCGGAACGTCATTGTCATCCATCAGCTTGATGAGAGCGCGGAAGCCAGCGTCAGTAAATACGTCAGCAGCAACAACAGTGTCATCAGCGTAAGCAGTCAGACCAGTAGAAGCGTCTACAAAGTAAGTGTTTGCACCTTCCCATGCAGTACCAGTACAAGTACCAGTAACAGGAACAGTCAGGTCAAAAGTACCACTACCGAAGCCAGTACCAGCGCGGAACAGGTCATCATCAACCTGCTTAGCCAGAGCGTAACCAGCGTCTTCAGTGTAGAACTGACGCAGGGAAGCCAGAGCTTGAACCTCTACGATGTCCTCAATCAGACGAGAATACTCATAGTGACGGTTGATAGTGATGGTGGTTTCACTTTCCAGGTTAGCCTGCATAGTAACGGCAACAGCTTCTTGCTTGGCATTGGCTGCACCACGAACGGGCTTAGGAATGTGGATAACATCACCCTTGTTGCCAGACATAGTCATGGTCTTAACAAGGGGAGCCATCTTCAGGGATTTTTGATAAGCAGCAATTACTTCGTCAGACCAAATTTCAGGGACGAAAGTAGAAGCAGCAGTCTTGTCAACGGTTGCGTTAGCAGTAAAGAACGCACCAGAAGTTTCATTAGCCATTGTAAATTACCTCACAATTAACGAACGCGCTTCTCGGCATAGGCCCGTCTAATTTCGGGTTCCATGCTTTGATAACGCTTAGGGTCAGTCTTCATAAGTTCAATAATATCTGCCCTTCGGTAAATTTTCTTAGGTGCGGATTCGGTGCTACCCTTGGCCCCACCAGTTGACGCTCGCTTAACAGCATCCTTACGCGCATCTTTTTCATCCTGAACAGCAGATTGAGACATTTGCTTGATCTGCTTCCAGTTGGAAAACAGTTCATCAGCAGCACTTGTGTCATACTGTTGGTCAGCACGAGCCAGAAGTTCCATTCGGATATTACTGCCCTTCACCCAGTTTATGAATTCTGAGCTTTGGATAATGTCCTGTGCATCTGGATGCTTGTTAATTAAGTCCTGCTTTGCTTTATCCTGTCGTAACCTTGTAGTAGTTTCTTGAGCCTCCCTAATAGCAGGGTGGTTCGCGATCTTACTTTCAACAGCTTTGTCAGGGTCAGCAAAGAAATCTACCTCTTCGGCAGGTTCAGGTGCTTTTGTTTCTGACTGGTTGAGAATGTAACCATCAACAATCTTGCGTAGCTCACCAACCTCATTGCCTTGTTGACCAATCTTACTTACAGCTTCTTGGTGCATCTTGGCTACTTCAGCGATTGTTTTGCCACGGTACTCTTCTGGAATATCTGCTTCCCCGTCTGAAGCCTGGACTTCTTCTTGGACAGTTTCTTCCAGATCGCTTGTTCCGGTTTCATCTACCTCTACTTTGTCAATTAGTCTTGCCATTATTAAACTCCGTTAAGACCGACTATAGCTACCCCGTGGGACTATTGCTCGGCTGCCTTACGTTCTAATCCCATCTTCTGCTCTCTGGCCCGAATCCACTTGTCTGTTGCACCTGGAAAATGTCCAGAAGTGGGGTCGAGACTACACCTGACAGCAGAGATGACTCTTGTTGCTACCTCATTACATTCAGGACAATCAATCTGCCTAGTTTCACGTGAAACGAGTTTCTCATTGAGATGCCCGTACTTACACGTAAATTCAAACAGAATCATTGCTACCCTCTTCTATGTAATGTTCGATGGTAGATTCCATATTTAGCATGAAGGCCAAGATGTTTAACTGCCCCTTACGGAAGTTCAAATCATCAACGTCCTTCGTTACTTCTACAGAATTTATCTGGAGAGCATTATTCTTAAGCTCGTCCATTAAAATCTTCCAGCCATCTGTTCGGAACATATCCTTAAGATTCTGGTAATGTCTTTCGGTTTCTCTGTCCACCTTTCTTCCCCTGTTCTTCCTCTAGTTTGACTATGCGAGCTTCCAGACGTTGGAGAATTTTATTCACCTGGTCTAGGATGTTTTGCATTTCCTGATTAGTAATCATGATGTCATGGCTTTAGCTGTTTCCAGGTTAAGCCTTCGTTCCTCCAATAGTTTCTCTGTTACTTTCATGCGTCTTTCAAACTCTTTATCGTCCTCATTGCCAGCCTTCAAATTGGTGGCAACGGCCTTAATCCTGTCGTTCTCAAGTTCAACAGGGATGGCTTTAGTCTCTTGGACAATCTTCTGGGCGCGAGCCTGAGATTCCGCAGCCTGACCGTTAAGAGCGTTGGTCTGGGACTGCTGGAACTCCATCTGTACCTGCTGGGCAATCTGCTGAGCTTGTTGCTGCTCAGGTGTGGGTTGAGAGGCTTGTTGGATAACCTGAATCAACTGCTCACGGTTGGAGATGTTCATGTTGTCAATGATTGACTGAATCAAAACCGGATACAGTGGGGAGTCGGAACCCATTGTCTGAAGGAGTTGAACAAGTTGAGTAACCTCATACTCTCTGGCGATGATTCCCAAAGAGGAAGTAACCTCAAACTTATAATCGCTAACAGGGTATATCTCAGGCTCAAACTGCATATACCTGTGGGCTACCTTTGTTACGAAAGGTATCAAGAAAGATTCTTGGAAGTTGATAAGGGTTCGCTTATGCCTTTTGATAATAGCCCCAAGGGACATGGAGATTCCGGCGGCTGTTGCTTCACCGTTAATAGAACCCGGTATACCAGCGGAGTCTATGGCTCCTGTGGCTGTCTGAACCATTCTTTGTAGAGAGTCAGCCTGGGCGAAGGTGATTTGAGATACTTGGCCGAAGTTAAACGGCTGTAGAACTTCACGCGGGTCGCCGTTGGTTAATAGGATTTTGCCCGGACGGACTTCTGGTTTGGCGCCCCTTGGTAGACGAGTAGCGTCCATAGCCATCATTGGG